GGGTATTTTGCTCTCTCTTTCTTAGCTAATTCATAAGTTGTCTTCTGGCATTGTTCTGCAATTCCCATTTGAATTCTTGTAGTGTCAATTAGATCAAACTCTTTCTCACAAGCTTTACAAACTTTATCCCAATCTTCATAGCCAATTTCTTTACTCATATTTCTTTCCCCATGATGAACCACTTGAGTCAGCAACAGCTTTAATTCTTGCTCTTGATGCTTTTTCTTCATCTGTAAGTTCAGGAGCTGTTGGTTGTCCTGCTTGACTTTGTCCACCTAAAGCTATTCTTTGATCTCTTTCAGCTTGGACTGCTTGAAGTCTTGCTGTTTCTTTATTGGCCTCTTCCATTCTTTTTGCTGAAGCGTTAGCGATGTCTATAAGAGGAGTCGTTTTGGTTCCCTTATCCCCAGCATCAGCATTCTCATCTGATTCGCTCTTCGCTTTGGCTTCTGCCTCTTCAGCTGCTTTCCTCTCAGCTTCTTCTTTCTCTTTTTTGTCATCTTCTTCTGTCATGTTAATTTACCCCCTTTCAATTTTTTACTATTTTTAATTGTGGCAATGTTAAACCTGCTAATCCTGCTATTGCTGCTAAACTTATTGAGAACATAGTCCCATTAATTCCATTAAACATAGCTGCTATTTCTAAACCTGCTATTGCTAAAATAGCTGTGCAAGCGATTAGTGTATGGTTTTTATTTTCTATTTTCATTATTTGTTTCCTGGAAGTGATGCTGTAGTTTCACTTGGTTTAACTTTTGTTTGAGAACCTGCGTCTTTATTTTCATCTCCAATTAAAGAAGCATCTATTTTTGGTGGGTCTGGAAGTTTAATTGTTAATCCTAATTGTGCTTTAAATTGTGCTTCTGTGTTTCTTTGTTCCTCGTCAATAACTAACTGCCAGGCAAGAAAAACCATTTTAGAAGAAGCTTCTGTTGTTCCTGATTCAATAGCCATGATTAAGGCAGGAACTCCACCACCTTTGATCACTTCTTCAGTCCATTTGTTTCTCCACTCCATAGGATTGATTATTTTTCCAACACCTTTGCCAGCTTCTAAAAGTTCATAACTCACTGCTGTATCTGGGATTATTAAGTTGTCTCCTGTGTTCCAAGCTGATTTCTCTTGAGCTTTGAAAGTTGCCATAGCTGCTTTGTTGTCTGTGTTAAGTTTCCAGATTACTAAAGGAACTACAAACCTGTGGAACATCACAGCCATATCTTCATCAATTTGTTTTATTTTATCTAAAAATGTTGTTAGAGATTCTATATCTCCTGTGCCATGAATTTCATCTGCAGTTCTGTTTAAAACTAAGTGAAATATTTGGTTTAATCTAAATGGAGTTTCTGTTCCATCAAGATTTTTTTGTTTATATCCTTCTAACATTCCCTGAGGGTTCAGGACATGTCCTATGCTTCCAGGATTTAAGGGTTTGAGATTTATTAAATTGCTTCCATTTGGTTTTAATTCTTCTCCATTAGGAGTTATTATTTCTGCATAAGAATCTCCATTAACATGTCTAACTCCTATTTGATTTTGTAGAACTCCATCAAAAGTGTCTTTACCCCATCCTATTATTTTATCTAAAATATTTGTTGTTCTTTTGTCAGCTTCAAAACCTTTTCCAACAGTCCACATTTTAAGTTTATTAATTGTTGATTTTGCTGAAGAGTGATTTTTATAATAAGCATTATATTTTGTCCAATTAGTATTAACCCACTTTACATCTGTCAAATTTCCTGCTCTATCCACATCTTCCGACGCTGTTGTCTGAACTTTTAGAGACTGGTCTAAGCCCGAACTCGTTGTTGTTTTTTTTACATCCATTGACATTTTAATCCTCAGTTGCAAAGTCTGCTGCGACTATTGCCCATTCATATATGGTTATTTCATTATTTATATTTGTTCCTGTTTTCCTAACTCTAAAGACAATTTCTTTTCCAGGTCTTTTTAAGAGTGTAAATGCATTTGGTGTGATATTTTCTGTCCAAGTTGCTCCATCATCAGCACTAACATCAAATGCTGCATCGAGTGTTAAATCTTCTACATAGTTAACAGTTAGAAAAATTCCATTTATAATTCGCGATAAAGTTAATTTTGTTGATGTTCCAAATGGTGTTACATCTTCAAGAGCTGCTTGTGTAAATAATGGCATGCTATTATCTGTGAAGAAATCTAAATCTGTATCAACTGTTAAACTTGCTGATGCTCCTGAACCCCCTTCTGTAGTTGCCCAAGTAATTGCTTGTTTAGTTAAAAGAATTGTTTCTATTGTTCCATTTACATAATTTGTATCTGACCAGAAAGCTTGCTGGCAATCTGTTGGATTGTCTGTATCATCTCCTGTAGTTGCCGTTCCTAATTCATCTGTTGTTCCCAATGTAGTTCTTGAAATTAAAGCTGTTCCCTCTGGTAGTTCCCATGCCATCCATCTATGGTCTGCTGATCCCCCAGCCATAATTAGTTTAGTCCAAGTGTTAACATTGGTATTTGCTCCTACTGCAAATGTTCCATCTCTTGAATATTGCCCATCCCATTGGTCTAAATTCCCCGTTACTCTTTCTAAATAAGCTCTTTTTCCAACATCAGCAGCAGCTGAACATTTTAAAGCAGTGCAGTTTGTAATATAAGTTGAACTTGCTCTTGGATTAGATCCATCAGAGCCATAAAATAATGTTTTCATAATTTGTGCTCTTTTAACTGCTGCTGTTCCTGTTGAACAAAAAAGTCGCCAAATATTGCTCCCATCATAATGTTGATAGATCAAACAATCATTAATTTCAAAGTCTGCAATAGCTGAAATGCTATCTGCGTATATGTCGATGAAATAATCCATATCAGAATATTTTAATGTTTTTCCACTTACTAAAAATCCAGCCTGCGTTGCTACTTTACTGCTATCATTAAATGTATCAAAGTGTAAGTTCTCAAAATTAGGTGCTCCTGTTCCATTTAAATTTGCATCCCACCCTGTATAATCATTGTTAAAAACTGTTTGCATTAAATTTTTAAAAACATAAGCTTCTAATGATTTAAATGATGAGGGAATTATTCTTGGACCCTGAAAGATTGAAAGTTCAGCTTCTCTTGGGTTTTTTTTAAATCTGTCTGGAAAGGGAATTTTACCTATTACCATTTTAAGGTTTTAAGAAATCTTGAACCCCATCTGTTTCCAGTAATTTTTCTATTTGTTCCATCCTTAATAAATGAATTGAAACCATGTCTTCTGCTTCCATTCTTGAAGTGAAGCCTACCATGTTAAATAAAATTAATTGAGTTGCTGCGAATCTTGCAGCCCATTCTGTGATAATAATTTTTGTTGTTGCATTTAATAAAGCCCAGTTTGCAGCTGATAATTCGTATTTTAATAAGCAAGAGAGATAGGCTTCTGCGTGGTCCTGGAGAATTGTGTGGTTTGCATCTGCATCTCCTGTTGCATCAACATTTTCTCCTGCATAAAATTGCATTTCTGCAACTGTTACTATGTTTGCTACGTATGCCATGTTTTAATTAAAATATGTAAGGTTTTAAAGTTTTGTCTTTTTTAAAATTTTTGTGTGGGATTATGGATGATTTAAATGAATAAAAGTCCAAAAACCGTTATTATCTCTGTTTATCTCTGTTATTAATAGATATAAGGGTTTAAAGAGTTATCCTTAACACACCAACAAGCTCTAATCAATCCTTCTACTATATGAGAATAACTACCCCATATATACAACCTACCTGTATCCTTATTATGTTCTGCTTGTATTGATTTAAGTGATGCCTTAATCTCATCATCATCAAGGAGTTTAATCTTCTTATTCTGCATTAGTTCTTTTAGATTGTTGTATAAGTCCTCTTTGATTATCTTCTTCTTATGTTCTTCATAATCTATACTTCTTGAAGCGTTGTTAATCTCAACAACCTTCCTCTTGTTATCCTCATCTTCTCTAAGGATATCACAAACACTAATTCCCATTCCCCCACTATCAATGTATTCCTTCTTAAAGTTGTATTGAGTGTTAAGAGAGATTATCTTTCTTGTTGATTCAGGGATTGGAATGTTCTTAGTCACAATGTTTTCAACATGAATTAAGTTTGTTCTGTCTGTTCTATCTACAATCTCAAATGTAAACTCATCTCTATCCATCCTCGCAACATCACAACCTATGAAGTATATCTTGTCCTTAAGAATAACTGGTCTTCTTTTAAGGATGCATGTTTCCCTTATCAAATCATCAGGAAAGAATTGTCTAAGTTCATCAACAAACTCCCCTAAATACATCTGAGAATATTGAGCCTTTGTTATTGTTGCTTTCTTATGTGCTAAGAACTCATCATCTCTTCTTGGACAATCTTCAGAGGATGTATGAAAAGATGTAAAAGAGGAATCACTAAAACATTCAAAGTAATAACCCTCTTTAACAAATGGAGTTGATAAAAGCCAGATATCCCCTCTTGTAATTGCTAATGCAGGGATTATACTATTCCAAACTTCTTCCGGGATAAAAGCTGCCTCATCTGCAATCAACAAATCAATAGTAAAACCCATAATCCCATAACCAGTATCTCCAGCAGGTAAACAATGAATTACACTCTCATTCTTAAGAGAGATTTTGTGTTTTGTTGGTCTATCTTTTCCTTTCTTGATTAAGGTTTTATTCATCTGATGTATGTTGAATCTTATTTTAGAAAATAGAAGCCCTGCCTGCCTCTCTGTTTTAGAAATTACCATGATGAGCTTTCCAGGATTTTCAAGAGCATATTTGGCTGTCTTAATTGCTATAACAGTTGATTTTCCAACCTGCCTGCCACTCCTAAGACAGATGTTCCCCTTAGTCTCTAAAACCTGCTGCTGCCATTTGTCAAGTTGGATAGTCATGTAGAAGTTAGGAAATTCAAGTTTTAAAAACTTCCCCTTCCCCGCGAAGCGGAGCGAGCGAAGCGAGCGACGTAGGATTAACAAGGTTGTAAAATTCTTACAAACCCTGTGCCTTAGAATTCAATCAAACTTCTCTTCTCTTCCCTTCTCTTCTATTCTCTTCCCCTCTTAAGGAAAGAGTCCTGAGAAAACATCGTTGTCTCGGTATTGGATTGTTATATTGCTGGATAATAATATACTTAATCTTCCCCTGCTTTTGTGTTAAATAGGAAGAAATGTGGGGTTGGAGGTGGTTGGCCACATTTCCAGATATTTATAAAGAAAAGTGTTGGAATGGTTTAAGTTCCCCTTCCCCCCCGCCGAAGGCGGGGGGAATTAATGGGGGGATTGCTACCCCCAATATTCTTCTTCTTAACTTTCTGTTCGGAGATAAAGAAGAGTTGTGAAAATCAAGCTTTGCTGATTTTCATTCTCAAAAAATTTGTGAACACTTGGAATAAATTTTTTCTGAGTTATATCAATAACTACTTAATTACTGCTTAATAATTACTTAATTACTATTATTAAGTAGCTATTTTCTAAAAAATTTGGTTAAAATCAAAAGGAAATTTTTTAGTTGGTGAATATAAAAATCACAGATTTTTAAATATTCTGAAATTAATAAACCTTTTGATTTTGAGAGCGAAACTAACAAGTATGGTGAAATGTACTCATTTCAACATAGTCGCAACTCCTTATAAACAACCTCTCATTAGAAAAGACATGCATCAAGAGTTCTCAAAACAAGAATTGAAAGAAGTACCAATAATAGTGAGTTCAGCAATAAAAGCAAAAAGGTGTTCAAAGTGCAATCAAATAGTCTTCTGTAATAACATGGAAATGAAGCAGTGTCTCAGGTGTATGCCTGAAGCTTGTTATTAAGGTAGAATAAACATGCAAAATTATACTGACCAA